GATATTCTTCCATTACACCACGCAGTGCCGCCTGTGCATTTGGAGATAGATAATCTGCCTCATCAAGCAAAACAACCTTAAATGCTCCAAACGGAATCATTTGCACAAAGTTTATGATATTGTTTCTGACGTCTTCTACACTGTTTGTTCTACTTGCATTTATTTCAAGTACGTCTAAATCATTTATTTCAAGTTCATTTAAAAGAACTTTTGCTAATGTTGTTTTTCCAATACCTGCATTACCACTGAAAAGTAAATGTGGAATTGTTTTTTCTTTTACCCATTGCTCCACTTGTTTACGTTGATGATCATCTCTAAAAACATAATCAGCGATTGTTTTCGGACGATATTTTTCTACCCAAAGTTCTTTCATTTTTCTCCTAATTTCATTACCAACCTATTGCGTATATCATTACGCCAAAAATCAAAACATAAATTGCAATGACTTTCATAACTTTCATTTTTTTCACAATACAAAAGTTAATATTAATAATATTACTCCAACCAATGCAAGAAAATATCCTGGCGCCATTAATAGCGGAATACGTTCAATCATTAGTAAAAACTTTTTCATACCATAGGTACCCAATACACTACTGCTACAATTATTATAGTTGTTAATGCTATTGCTGTCAAGAGTGGTCCCATTAAATTATATTCCTTTTTATTAACTTTAATAACCTTTGCCTCATTTTGTATTGATTGAAATAGTAATAACATTTTTCCAAAGACAAAACTTTGTCTGTGTGATCTTTAAGTGTGCTACACATCCACTCTGGACTTTTTTCATTAAGCAGTTGCAACTCTTGATCATCAAATTCAATCAATTTAATTTTTTCCGTTGTATTAAATTTATAGTATATTAACGGATCTCCCTCTTTGATGTCAATAGTTTTTGCATCTTGTTTTATCATAAATGCAGGTTTACCTGCAACTCTAAACCAATTGCCAATATCAAAACTACTTGATATTGTGTGAGTAAATTTTGTGAAATCATTTTCATCATAATATGCTGGCAACTGCGTTGCTATTAATGATTTTTCTGCAAAGAAAAGATATCCCATTCCTAACTGATGTATTCCCCATTTGCCTTGTGGATCACCAAGAAATGCTTTTGCAAAATCAAGGTCTTGTTTTAAAACATTTAATTTGTTTATATCATTGTCTACTTCAATCTGTATATCCACAGGTGATTTAATTACAAATACATTTTTCAAATCATCAACGATAGCAGGACACTTGGACACAACAGGTCCGAAAAACTCTTGATAATTCAAATGTTTTAGCAATGGTTCAGGTGCAGGAATTCGTAAAGCACTCATCATTGCTTTAGGATTCAGACCCATCTTCATCAAGTCTCCATGTTTAGGATAAGACCTAGTCCAATAGACTTTAATCATAATATTTTCTATACTCTTGTCCGATTCCTGATAGTATTAAAGTCACATACAGAATGGGCCATGCCCAACCAATTAAAAATCCTGTGATATGCAAAGTCATTAATGCAATGCCAGTTAATCCTGTTGTATTAATACCAGAATACGATTGTGGAAGTTTCATTCTTTAAGTATAATGGAAATTGTTTAGTTTGTCAAGTTTTAGTTTACTACTCGTGCCGCGTAGTAATCTTCTGGCATATAGTCGCCATGCAATAAAATAGATTCCGATTCAACCATCCAAACTGTTTTGATTTCTTTTGTTTCTGGATCCTGCATTTTGACGCCTCTGCTCCAACGTCCATGCTGTATCAAAATCCAATCTCCAGGATTTAATTCACTTGGTCCTTTTGGACCTACCGCAAAAACTTTCCCCCATCTTGGTTTAATACCATGTACCACACCATCATCACCTGGAATAATTAATCCTGATTTGGTTTTATAATCACTGAAGTTCATGTCAGTGACAAGCACTCTATTTTTGATTGGACGAAGTCTACCTTCGTGTACTTGTATGGGAGCCATTATTACTGCTCTTTCTTAACGAAATTGCCGTCTGCGTCCTCAACCCACTCAACATCTTCTTTAGCAGGTTCTACCACTTCTTCTTTTGCTGGTTCATCTGCTTGAACTTGTTGTGGTGCATCTACTTTTTCAGGGACTTTTGTTGGATTGTCTCTGTAATAGTCTGCAAGAACTTCTTCTCTCTTTTTAATAATTTTGCCACCAGGACCTAACTCATCTCCACGAGCATTAACTTTTGCATTACCTACTGCTGGAGTTAATTCGTTTCTTTTACGTAACAAATCCATATCAATGGGTTTGCCTTGCATTGTTTTGTAAGTCTTTTTTCCTGTTTGTTTAATAGCCATTATGTTCTCCTATTATGTATGTATTTATCTAATGAACTCTCTCCAGTCTAGTCCATATTGGATCGAGTCCACTTTGTGTACCCCCAAAAGGAATAGTACGTAACTAGCCACAGAACTTCCTCTGCCTACACCCCATACCAAATTATTTTCTCTCATATACGATACCAAAAAATGCATAAACTTCAATACAGTCATCATATTTTTTGATTTAAAGGCATCTAGTTCTTCTTTTACTCTTGCTTTTGCTGTTTCCTCATCTGGACATATAGAATCTATATACTGTTCAATGTCTAAGTTTTTGTAACTGTTTGGCATGAACCACTCAGACTGTAAAGCCAAATCAAAATCTTTTTGTTCAACATTTAATGGTTGATAAAATTTTAGTAGGTTGCCTATTTCAGTGTCCTTGACACTTTGATTAAATTGTTCTGTGTCTTTATTTTTTTCGCATAACACTTGATGAGTTTTATCAATGTTTCCTTGATATATTAATTCAATAATATCATCCACACCGAACTTGGGTACTCCTAATGTATCAATTTTCATGTGTTTATTTTAGTCGATATTGATGAGATTGTCAAGATCATTACCTGTCTGTTTATCCAATTCAAGTTTTTCTTTGGCATACCTCATTTTAAGTTCTTCTTGGTAATCTGTCAAGAAGTAAAAAATTTGGTTTTTGATTTCTGGATTTCTGGCAGACAGATATTTTTTACGTAATTCGTTTACTTTGGCTTCAACTTCTGGTGTGGATAGTTCTGACAAGTCATTTGTCATCGGATGAATGTTGTTTGCTGGCATTAGATAAATTTACCGACGAATTCCATATACACAGTCAATCCACCGTCGTAACTCCAAAATTTATATATAACAGGATTGCTGGCATCATTTACCGTTACAGGATTAGTGTATGTTTCTTGAATTTTGAAAGAACCACCCGCCACTGTTGCAAATGTAACAGTTCTAGGTGTTGCATTATTTGAAAGTAATTCTACATATATTATATCTTGTTGATTATTTGTGCTTGACCATTCATTGAATGTTAATGTAATCGGGGCACTGCATATAAATTTTTGATAGTGTCCATTGCTTAAATTAATGTCTTGTGAACTTGCAACAGTGCCACCATTAAAGACTTTTACTTTATTATTGATGAATAATGCACCGCTTAATTCATTGCTTTGAAAATTGTTATTTGCATTTAATTTTGCTGTGTTAGTTTGTAATTCTGTTATTTCAGATTTTGCTGTGCTTAAATTATTTTTTGTTGCAGAGAAATTATCTCTAAATCCTTGGCTAGGATTATCCTGTCCAGCAACTGGAAATGCTTCATTTATTTGATCTGGGTTAATACTGCTTGTCATAATATTACTTATATTTATCTATACGTTATGCTCATAATTTGGAAACAACACATACTGTCTATTGCTATTTTCGTTAGATTTTGATATGATGTATCTATCAATTTCAAAATTAATATCTTTAATATCAAATGAATTGTTTTGTATTGCACTTAAAACATTTTGGCTAGTTCCTGGTTTGCAATACACCAATGGGACAGCAGTCACGTAACCTAATTGTGTAACTGATCCTTCTTGTGGAGTACGCATCCATAAAGGTAATAGTGAACCTTTTGTGTTTCCAACTTGCTTAATATTTTCTCTCATATTAGTCACATTGGTAATATATTTTATTTGTTCCTCTGACGCACTTGTTTTAATAAGTGTGCTGTCTACTTTTATAGTGCTATTGATTGGTCTATCTCTAAACGGATCTGCTGGAGCATTGTTTTGTACCAACCCAGCAACCACTGAAAGTCCATTTTGTAATACAACTTCAAGAGTTCCATTAGCAACATCTAAAACTAAAATCCCACTTCTTGCAACGATCTCAATGTCTTCTCCGAGACTAGCAGAAATCACTGGATTTCCATTTTGATCTAATAGTTCATAGAACGCACCACCGACGTTCAACCTAGTAGTATCGTCTATCACTTCTAAATCTGTTTGATTTATTCTTAATTTGTTTTTATCGTTGGCACGAAATGATCTTGCTACTTTTCCAATGTTGGTATCCTTGTCATCTACAATGTCTGCGTAAACAACTTCATACACAATATCATCAGACCCTTCAAATTTTGCAATGGCAGTTTTTATTGATCCAAAATTAAACCTTCTACGTCTATGATTTGAACTTACAGCACTCACATAATTTTCAACATTTTTTGTTTCTATTCCAGCATACACTAACATTTCTAAATTTTTTTGTATTCCAAATGCTGTGTCATTAGGTCTATAAACATATTGTGGATCAAATATTTCTGGATCACTTATAAAATTTGAAAAAAGAGATCTTTGATCCGTAGTTAATAATGGTTTTACATAAACATCTGAATATTCTTTTGGATCTGCTAAATCAATTTTTATGTTAAATGTTTTATTATCACTTTGAAAACCAAATCTATCTTGTGCTGTTACTGTGAAATCATATTTTCTATCTATTGATGTTATACTTCCATCAAGTGTAAAATTGCCATTGTCTATAAATGTAACACTTTGACCGTCTAGTCTACCATTTACTTCGCCGTCTAAACTTAATTTTAGTCCTGGTGGTAAAGAACCATTCAATAATATGTATTTTAATCCTGCATCAGTAACAGAACTGTTTGCTGTTAATCTAAAATTACTTACTTCGTCTGGTGTTATAGAACCTATATCACTTGCGGATTGCCAAGTAATTGTGCTGTCAATTTCTCCTAAAAATTTAACAGTAAAAGTTTTTGTGCTTTGCACTGCTTCATCTGTTGATCCTGTTAAAAATAATTTAAAATATGTGTCACCTTGAAATGCTCCGATACTAATGTTCTGTCCCTCTACGAAGTTTCTTTGTAACGGTTCATTCAGAACTAATTTTTCTAATGCTGTGGCATTAATATTTTGTAAACTAGGTTCTCCTTCGTCAAGCACAGTTTGTATATCTGTAATTACATATTCTTCTGTGTCTGAAAAAATTAATTTTTTTCCAACATATTTTTGTTTATCTATTCTGTTGTAAACAAATATTTCATTATTTGCTCTTGTAATCACTGTTGGAGTTGATGAATATGTGTCTGGATTATAAACAGTGCCATTAAACACAATGACGTCATTTGCTGTTAAATTTTTATCTAAAGTTAATACATCGTAAAAATCATTAGATCCATCTACACCAGTAACTAGATATGTTTGTCCATTTATTGTAATATATTGATTAATCAAAGAATCTAAATCATTAATTCCATCTGTTGTCGTCAGATCTAACTTTGCTATTTTTAGTTGATCAGTACCTTGCATTTGATCTTCAAAAGGATTAATAGTAACGCCAACCAATTCGCTTTCACGTCCATATCTTAAAGCACTGACTGTAAATTTGTATTCTTTTGTTACTGTTGGTTGATAAGGAACTCTACCTAAAACTTCTCCAGATTTTGTATCTAAAATCATTCCTGGTGGAATTTTAGATAATGAACCGTCATCGTTGGTATTCTCTAAAATATATCTTAATTCACCTTGTGTCTTATTAGGATCAAATACTTCTAAAAATAAAGTAACATAGTTGTTTGCTCTTCTAAATCCTAAATCTCCAGGTGTAAGCCATTGTGGTTTCCTTAAAAAAGTTCCATCTGAAGTAAAAGTTCCTGTTCCTACTTGCATTGTAGAGTTGTCTGCTCTTAAAAAATCTTCTCCAACAACAAATATTTCAAAAGGTCTTATTACAGTATTAATACCATCTGTTACTGCAACATTAAATTGAAAGTTTCTGTTTAGTTTTCTAGGCTGTCTAGATGTGTCGTTAATTTCTAGATCATAGTAAAAACTACTTGCGGCTCTTACACCCTGTTCACCGAAATCAAATAAGAATCTATCATAATCGTTAGAGTCATATGTACCTCTACTGGATTGGATATCTAAAGCAAGTATTGGATCTATTACGCCTGAGATCAAACCTGTTTTACTTAAACTTAATCCTGGAGGAATCTGTCCACCATTATCCGGAATATAATATTCTAAAGTATCGCCTGCTGAAACATCTAAATCAGTTGCGGTTAATTGATAACTTACTGTTGAACTGTCTAAAACAAACAGTTGGTTGTTTGGTCCTATAGGTAGTTTGCCTTGGTTAGTAACCCATACAGGAGTATCTGGTCCTTCTAAATTTAAAGTGAATGTTCTATCCTCTATTGCTTGACTTAAACTTGCTCTTAATACAAATTTAAATTGTGTGCTTCTTATTACTTCTAAAGGTGTACCTATAAGTGAAGTTCCTGAAAGTCTAACTCCTAAAGGTAAATTACCACTTATTAATGCTAGATTGTCTACAGTGTTTACTGGAAGAGATATGTTAAGGGCAGACTTTTCTTCAAAAGTACCCAAATTGTGTCCGGTTGTGACTGTCCAGAGATTGCTCATTGTAACTGTATTTATGGTTTTTTAAATTAGGCTATGGAACCTAAATCAATATTAATAGTGCCAGGAGCAGTGATAGTTCCGAGATTCACTGGGTTAATAGATTCAAAATATTCTATCCAGTTTGTTATACCAGCATTAAAGGATCCAAAATTAAATCCAATTAATGAGTCTTGATCCCTTATATCTTGCCCATATATTAATGAGTCTATGTTACTAACTTGAATAGTGCTAAGGCCCGTTATCGCGTTGTTATTTGCGTTTAAAGTACCATTTAGAGTAGGGTTAGACTCGTTAGAAAGTCTGCTGTCTATGGTTAATTGTTTAACATTGTTCTGTACGCCTAGTGCAGTTGTAGTTCCACCTGACCCTGCAAATTTGAATAAGTCTGATGCACCAAGAGGATTTACAACACCAGAATCTGCTGTGTATTGCACAGACACAATACCACTTGAACTTATGAAAATTTGATTATCATCTGTTGTTATCGTAATATTACTATTACCTGCTGTAATGTTTTTAAATTTTAGATTGAATCCATCTTTTTCCTTAAACACACCAGCAGTTCCACTAGCATCAGCAAAGGCATTTGATGCAGTTGTTTGTTCAGGGTTACGAGCATCTAATTCTAAGAAATTATTGTTTACTTTTATAAACGCTTCTCTTAGATCATCACCTGTACCGTCGTTTGCTATGTTTCCTATGTTGATTGTGTTCACTGTCATATCAATATTTATCCTATGCTGTAAGGTCTTTGACCACTCAGTGGAAAGTATGCTATTTTATTGTTTCCACCATGAATTGAATAAGATGTTGTAAAGTCATCATTGTTTCCTGTGTCTACCATCTCTGCTTTTGCGTTATCTATAAAATATCCTTTTACCTGCGTTGGTGTCCAATCTGGATGTGCTTGTAACAAGCAACCCATCATGCCACACATTTGAGGAGCCGCCATTGATGTTCCTGAATATTTTGCTTGTTTAAAACTGTTATTCCAATAATATGTTGATCCCATTGTGGTTGGTTGAGCACTTATAATTTGATCGCCTGCTGTATAAATTTCTACTGCTGGTCCTGAATCACTAAAACCAACTTTTCTATCTTTGTATTCTACTCCGTCTAGTAAAGCAGTATTATCCAATGCTCCTACATCAAATCCACCATTAACATCTCCAACAGTTGTTCCTGCATTTGATAATTCTAATGTACTGCCGCCTTCAAATGTTGACGGTGATTTACCTCTGTTGTAGTACATATAAAAAGGTGTTGTACCTACATCGAAAGTGATATAGTTGTTGTAGTCTAAACCTCCTGGTCTATCTATTTTTTGATAATTGTTTCCAGCGGCTGTGCATACATGAATTCCATTGTCTATTAATTGTTCAACATCTGCATCAATAGAAGCATATTTTCTGCCAAACATATAATATCCATTTCCAATGTCGGGTCTAAAAGTTCCAACAACTCCATATTGTTGTAAATTAATTCTGTCTTGATCAGTAAACGGATTGCCACGATAATTGCCGCCTGTAATTGTGTATGGTGTTCCTCCTGCCAATGATACACCGTCTGGATTTACTGATGTGTCAATGTACCAACTGTACTGGAAACTCATGTTGACCACTGTGGGTCTTTTGAATCCAGTAGCAGGATCTACAGGTTTATTATTATGCCAACCTATGAGACAATCAATTGTGTTTGACCATGAAATGTTATTGCCTGAATTTGCGTAAAGTGTAATGTTATAAATTTTTGCATTTTTGGCCCAACCAAAATATTTTCCTGCCATTGTGCCAATGCAGTGTGTTCCATGACCATTTGTATCTGTGTAAAAGTTTACAGGTTGAGTTCCTGCAACGCCAGACTCAGCAAACCAATCTATTTGTTGCAACCTAGTGGCACCATTAGCATCTTGCCATTCCGGATGATCTGCTTGAATACCTGTGTCCACAATCACCATGTCTACACCTGTACCATCTAAAACATAATCATAGTTGTATCCTGATTGATGACTGGTGCTGTTTGAATAATAATTTGTTTCTTTAATGTGTCTTGCTAATCCCCAGTTGTCTTGTTGTCCAGATGATGTAGATGTTTTATTAAAATCTCCAGTTTGAACAGCAATCGGTGTTGGCTCAGGTATGTCTGAAAGTTTTTGTACCGCAAGTATTCTATTATCTTGTGTTAATTTTTGTGCTTCGTCGTCAGTTAAGTTATAGTGAGTATTTCTTTTGTTTGTGATTCTTTCTTCACTGCATTGACAGGCTCTGTCTGGAATAATATTAGAATCAACAGCATCATTACTGGAAGTGTCTGTGATTAAATCGTTGTGAACGTCACGCCAATTTGTGCTTTTTTTTACTGTAACAATGTATACGTTTTGATCAGACATTTAATGCTCCTACACGTTGGAGTCATCAACAACATACTTCCACACACTGCCATTGTAGTAAGCAGGTTTATAACTATTGTCACTAACTGCAACTATTGATCCTGCACTTGCAACAAATGATTGCAGTTGTGCCACTGTTTTTCCTTGTAACTTCATAGGTGCATCAACCTGCACTTCTGAATTAGGATCTAAAGTAATTGTTGTTGGTGATGAAATTGTGTAAGTTCCAACAAGACTGCTTGGTGCTTGAATTGTGTTTGCTTCTATACTAGTTGCCACGATGTTTGTAACTGATAATGTGTTATTACCATTATTCCAAGTCATGTTAGCACTTCCGCCTAGCACACCATTGTTGTTATATTGTAATTGTGTGTTAGATCCTGCTGGACTATGTGCAAAGGTGACACTGTCAGCAGTTGCATCTGTTGTAATGGTAATGTTATCACCTGCAATAAATTCTAAATTGTCTGTGGCTTGATCTGCGCCAACTGTAGATTCTCCAGTTACTACAATATTTCCGAAAGCATTACCGCCTCCTCCGCCACCGCCACTGACGCCTGCTATTTCTCCGTCAACGTAAGTTTTGACTGCTTGTTCAGTTGGAACTTTAGAATTAGAATTGCCAGCCAATGTTGCATCTGAACTGAATTCTGTAACTTGTACGCCAGATGTTAATTGTATTGATGGTATGCCACTACCACTAAATGCAACAGTCAAAGTGCTACCATTCATTGAAGTAGCAATTCCTGTACCACCGTATATGTTTAATTCATCAGTAGCACTAATAGCCGTGTATGAACCTGTGTCTGAATTTACTGTTTGAATAACGTTTTGATCTGTTTCTGTAAATGTATTGTTTAATGTTATTGTTGATGAGTCTGTTTTGACAACTTCCATGTTAGTACCAGCCTGAATTGCCACATCATCAAAGCCACCTCCTGACTCACTTAATCTTAGAACTGTGAATGAACCGTTAGTTTCAGCAGATAGAGTGTAAACATTTTGAGCAGTTGATGCCGCTTCGAATTCTAATGTGTCACCAACTCTTGTGATTGTCATTCCAGTACCTTCTTTAAACGTGATTGTGTCTGTTGTCGCTGTACTATCTACAAGTTGTAATTTTTTTGTGTCAGCAGTGTCACCATCAGCAAGGTTGACTGTGTAAGTTGTATTGTTATCTACACCTGTAATTGTTAAAACAGTTGTTCCTGAAACGTCTGCGGCTGTTGTTGTAATACTTCCTGCACCTTCAAATTTGACTGTGTTTTCTCCAGCAACTGTGATTGGAACCGAATCATCACCAGCAACTTGAATTCCTGTGATGTCTCCACCTTGAACAACTATTGTGTCGCCACCGGAAGAAGTAACAGTAGAAAAAGTAAAATTACCTGAACCGTCAGTTGTTAAAACTTGTCCAACTGTTCCATCAACTATGTTTAATTGTGTTAGTTGAGTTGGAATTCTGTTTGTTACGTCTGTTAAACCAGCCAAATCAGTTGCGATGGTTGGTGTATTTGTTAGATCGTTGTACGAACCTGAAAATGGAACTGAATTAATTACCAATGATCCAGTGGATAAACTAGATACATTTATGATTTGGCTGTTTGCTAAATCTAAATTATCCGAAGCCGGCAGTTCACTAATTTTATTGCCGTTGCTTGTATCTACTACTAGTGGTATTCTGTTTGCCATAACTTACCCTTATAATCCTGCTATTCTAGTTTGAAAATCTGCAAAGTCTGTACTTGCCGCGACTTCAGTTTTTAATGTTGTTAAAGTAATCACTTGTGGACTTATTACACTTGCAGGTATAACACTGTTCACACTATCAACCAATAAAGTTGAATCGTCACCAAATATTGATCCTTGCACATCACCTTTTGTTACAGTGATTCCTCCGGTTTCTAAATTTGTAACTTTTAGATAAAGTTCATCAAAGTTATCATTAATTTTATCAAACGCGGTTCTTAATGGATCACCATCACCTTTGTTTGCACTTGTACCAATGTTAATATTTTGTTGTGCCATTATACTCTACCTACCACTGCTTCTATGACGCCTGTTCCTGCATCTGTTTTATCTTCTAATGCTTTACCTATAATTGTTCCTGCTTTTGCATCGTTGTCTCTTGTTGCATAACCCACAGTAGTTGAACTTACAAGTAAATCACCTTTTCTTACCATGCCAATTACTTTTACAGGAGTTCTTCCTGTTAATGCAACTGATGTCACATTGTCTCCTTGCAATGCACTATTCATTAAGTGTGCAGGATTTTCTGAAACAACACCTGCTACTCTTGTATCACCTCTCAATGCAGTTGTTGTTACTTCAGCATCACCGCCAAATATTAAAACTGTTCCAACTTCATATTGATTGTCTGCAAGATAATTCTCAGCCAAGTCAGCATATTGAGCCTGCGTCGCAGTACCTTGGAAAGTAACAGCATATACGTTATTAAATCTTAGGAAATCATTTGCTCCTGGAGATGTTTCGTCTCTACCAATATTAACATTAGCAGTACCTGGTAATATTTCTCCTGCATTTGAACCTGTTGTACCTGATACCACTGCAACAACTTCTCCATCTGCAACAAAACTAATTCTTCCATCTGTGAATGTAGCATTGTTTATAAAGTTACTGTTTGCACCTAGACCGATACCAGAGAAATTATCGTTTGTGCCGACATTTTCTTCAGTTTCAATTGCGTTTGTGTAAATGTAATCTACTTCTAATGAAGGATTTAAAATTGTTGTTGTTCCAGAATCATAATTGTTTGAACTGTATTCTCCTGTTTTACCTGAACCTATTGCAACTGTCTGTGTTCCAAATAAAACTTTGGCATTGTTTGCAGTTGAACCAATCATGTCTACAGCAAGTACGCCACCTTCTGTGTAAATTTTTAAATTAGATCCATCTAATAATGCGTTAACGTTATCACTGCCAATTGCTAAACTAGAAACTCTTGTTGTTGCAGTGTTGCCTCCTAATGGACTTAATACACTGTTGTTTTTATTAATGGAGTTTGCCGCACCAGTTTGTGTTATTGGAGTTCCGCCATATACACCTGTACCAGTTTTAATTAAAACGTCACCGTTGTCTGCTTGAATTAAAGTGTTTGAGAAATCTGCATCTGCTAAACCACCTCCAATAGAAATAATATCTGCAAAAGTTGTTGCTGTGACATTTGCAGTACTTCCAGTTGCGTTTGCAAGAGCAGTGTTTGAAGGAATACCTTCTATTTTGCCTAGCACTATTCCATTGTTTGCTAATTCTATCCATCCATCTGTTGCATCAAATTCTGTGTCTTTAAAACTTGCAAGTCCTAATTCAGCCTGTGTGATACCTATACCGTTCGCTCTTGTTGTTGCCGCCTGCATATCCAATTTACTTTGAGCGATAGCGGCATCAGTTTTGACATCAGCATTAATAATAGAATCTGCTCTTATTCGGAAATCAATTTCTGTTTCAGTGTTTGTTCTGTTTACATGAATATTAATATCTGATGTAGCAACCTCAACACCAGCACCTAATTCGTTCATAGGACCGTCTACTACTTGAGCAGTTACTCCTGTGTTAGATGTGATTACATCATTAGTATTAAAGTTTGCGACTGTGTCTTGTGTGTAAGTAATTCTAGTAGCAATAGTACCACCAGGTAATGTTAAACCTTCTGTATCTATTACTGTTCCTGTTGCACTTGAATTGCTTCCAGTAAATGTATCTCCTGCAGAAAAACTTCCACCAGTTACATTTGTTACAAATATTCTTTGTTTACCGTTGAAGACTAATACCTGTGCTTCTGCTTGATTAGATAAGTCAACGTTTCTAATATTATCTATTTGGTCACTCTCACTTAAAACATTATCAACATATGCCTTGTTAGCCGCATCTGTGCCAACAGTTGGAGCGCCTAAATCAATTAATTTGTTTCCACCTGCTCCGACATCGTTTGTGAAAGGAGTTGTACCATCTCTAGCAACAACACCTGCACCTATTCCATTTGATATTGTTTGGTTGTTATGATCAAAACCTAATCTTCTGTTTACATAACCTCTTACAGCAGATTCAGTTGGTGCTGTATCTGATGCATTATCAACCATTGAATCATCTGTACTGAATTCAGAAACAACAACACCTCTTTTGAATCCTATACCGTCTAAATTGGATAGTGCAATTGAAGCCGCAAAAGTTACAGTTCCTGTTCCTTGGTCAACTGTGAAATATTTTCCTACTCTAAAGAATCCATCTTGGTCAGTTGATACCCAGAATACTCTACCTTTACCACGTTCATTTACTTCGTATGCTTGGTTAGGTGTTTGAGGTGGACCATAAATTTGATTAGGATAATTTGTTGTATTAAATCCACCAGTACCTATATCTAAGAAATCATGTCCAGTTGCTCTACAAGTTGAAATGTCAACTGTTAAACTTGCCGGTGCACCAGCATTTAATCCAACTCTTAATGTAATTGTTTCACCTACTCTGTATACTGGTGAGTGAATACCTGCTCCAATTGGAGTTTGATTGTTATTGTAGTCATCTGCTATTTCTACAGTTGCGTAAGTGCCTCTGTCAATATAATTTTGTACAATATGAGTTTTACCATCCCATGCTAATATCATGTCTCCACGATTTAATCTTTCTACATCGTTGGCATCCGTCAGTCTATTAATTGCAATAACAACGTCACCTATAGTAGCACCCATTGTAGTTCCAGCACCTGCGTGAGTATTGTTTTGTGATTCCACTTGGTCCACAGTTAATCTTACATAATCAAATGGTGTATCAAATGCAATTAATGCCTGCGTTGCAGTAAGTGAATTTCCAACAGCATCTTGGTTACTGAAAGAAATTGTTCTGTAAGTTGTAACAGCACTTTCGTCGAATACAATCGCTGTGCTTGGTCTTATAGGAGCAGTTTCTAATAAGTTATCAAACACGAATGCTCTGTTGGCTCTAATAGTTACATTTGTGCCATCTGATAGAGCAGTTTTTAATCCTGTTGTTGATGTATCATTGTTACCGCCAGTTGATAAATTTATTTTGTAAACGTTTCCATCTCTTCCATGTGCTTGTACAGGAGCATTTGTGCTTTCTATATTAGAAATTTCATATCTAATGATTCCTGTAGCACCACCGTGATCAATTTCTATTTCACCTGCTTGGAACGGTATGTGTTCTAATCCATAAGCATATACAAACAATCCATCTTGATCATTTGTGTACGTTGCACCATCATCAAAAATAGTACCCGTTTGTACCATTGGTTCTAGTAGTGTTATGATATCAATTTTTTCATTTGGATCACTTCCTTCTGCAACTAATCCATACACCCCATTTGCATTTGATCCATTCAATGATCTGATTTGACCACCATTGTTAGCATAAAAAGCCGTGTAACAATAGTAACTGAATGTTGAAACTTGTTCAGACAACGCACCGTTGGTAGCAATTAGACCATAACCTAAATCATTTATTTGTGTGTAGTCGTTTGCAAGAAGTGATCTATTACCTGCTGTTTGAATTGAAATGGTAAATGGTGTTGAATATGTTCCGTCCCAACCGTTACCACTGTTAGAAGTTTCATTTAAAATTAAATCTGCTGTACCATTTGCTTGATCGTAATTTGTTATCGCATCAATTTGATATCTTTGTCCTTGTATAAAGAAAGGCGCTGGAGTTTGAGGTCTTCTTATTCTTAAACCTTGTCCTGGATCAGATTGGACTTGAATTCTAAACGGAGTTGTTGTACCCACTACATTACATAAACTGTTTCCACAGAAACCATCAACAAACATACCTCCTCTAAATGCTTGTTTGTTAATACTTGCACTGAATGATGATGCTGTTTGTGTGTAAGGTGATTTAGTTAATACTTGTCCTGTAGGATCTAATACCTGCATGAAACCACCATGTCCTTGCATTGTGATGTTTCTTAAAATTGTTGCATCGTTCATTAAGAACGCATCCATCTGGTCATTGTTTTTAGGTGTGCTGTTAATATCTGTAGGATCAGTTAGATAATGATATCCATATCTTGGATCTGTTAAATTAGGAAGAGCAGTTAAACCATTTGCAATCACGTTAGTGATTTGTCCCATTAATGTTTCAACAGTGGTTCCAGAACCTGCTTCACCATTATTTGCAGTAATAATTTGTGTTGTTATGGATTGCAATGATCCATATGCAGTGTTTGTAAGAATGAAATCTCTTACTATTACAACTGCTTGATCTAAAGCGGCGGCTGTTTGTGCCTGTTGTCCACTTACTTGAGAAACAGCACCTTCCCAATAACTAAAAGCGGCCCTGTATGTTTCTGCGTTACCACCAAATTTTAAATCATTTACAATGGCATCTAAAATTAATCCTACATCACGTTCACATTTTTGAGCATTGTAAACAAAGCCACTGAACGGCGGAGTATTGTTTCCTACTTGTTGAGAAATCCATGCAATAACTTCATCTTGAATATAACTTCTATTTTGTGTAATTAGGTCAACAGCATTAGGATTGCTTGTAGGTATTAATGTTAGTCCATCAAATGAACTATCTCTAAAGAAGAATGTGTTTGCCCAATAAGATTCAGACACACCTGGTTTAGGTCTAATAATAACTCTTCTAAATTCATCACCTTTAATTGAACAGTTTGTAGGTAACTTAATTGGGAAGTGTTCAAAGTATGTGCCTGACTCAACTCTAATTGCTATTTGAGTCTTTTTAACAAAGTTTCCAAATTCTAATTCTTCTCCTAAGTCATAATCAAACGGTTCTAATAATTTAACTTCTGCAGTGTCAAATGTTCCACCCACTGTGTAGGTTACAATTCTTCCCATTGCTCCAGAAGTTTTACCTCTGATTACTTTACCAGGTAATAAATCTTTGTTGTTAGGTTGTGCTTGGTCGCAGTATCCTTGTGATCCATTATCAATTGTTATTGTGAATGTACTGCCTTCAAATTCTGCAGGAGCAGTCAATGGACCATTTTGAATAATGCCTTTAATAATTGTAAATTTATTTCCAACTGAAGAAAGTGTTGCCGGGTCACTTACTGTTTTATTATTATCAAATTGTTGCGTTGCAACTTCTGGATATACTTTAGTTCCTAGTGAACAACTCCAAGTGATATTAGCAACCTGCACAATATCACCAACACTTGCACCGTGTGGTGTTGCTGTCGTTACTGACACCATACCTGAATTGTTATCGTAAGTTGCTGAGGTAATGTTTACAGTGTTTCCATTAAATGAAACTGTACCACCACTCACATAAGTGTGAACAAAATTGTTTGGACCTGTGAAAATAGTTAAAGTGGTTGCTGATAATCCATCTGAACGTACAGCAAATTTTCCTTGGAAAGTTGTTGCGACTGTCTGATTTTGCAACACACTATTAACAAGTGATTTTGCGTAGTCAAGTGCTTGAATTGTTTGTGGGTTTTGTTGATTAATTGCTTTTAATCCACTGTTTGTGCTGTAATATCTAAAACCTGCTGTGATTGCCTGTGAATTAGCATCTATGCCATTTAGGATATCAATTACAACACCATCTAGTATTAAACCTAAATCCAATTTACATCTAGAAACATCAAAAACAAAATCTGGAAATTGATTTAAAACACTGGCAACTGCTTCTTTAATTATGAATGTTTTGTTAAGTTCGATTAATGATTTAACGTCAGTAAGTCCACTTGGTGTTGTAACACCTTGTGTTAAAATTGTTGCTGGAGTTTCGTAATTTGAATGCGTAATAGTTTGCATATACGGTCCAGGAATAATAGGCGAAGTTAATATTAATTCTTCTGCTTTCCTTGCCGCCGCACTTATTGTTTTGTATGCGTATGCTTCAGATCTACCAACTTTGTCTGCTGGTACACCTGTCATTGCATCGTTACCTGCTGTGCTTACAAAAAGATTTGTCGTAGATGCGTAACTTGTATTGTCAACATAATATTTGGTTGCCGCTTGTAAATCATCTGCCGCATTAGGTGTGCCTTGTCCTGCTAGGTCACCAGGATGATCACTTAAGAATAAAGTTCCTTCCATTGAATCACCTTGACGTCTAACGATAGAGTCTCTTGGCATTGCTTCTGTGCTTAGATAGAATCCTGCTAAACTAGAATCAAATGCTCCATCTGTAACTGTCTGTGTGCCTGATCCACCACTGACTGTTATTTTTGGTCTTGTTGCATCGTCATCATTCTGTGCGTCTTGCTGTGTTGCATGGAAACTTAAAGTGTTGACATCAACTACTCGTATATAAATTGTTTGTTGATTGTTTAAGTTTACTGCCGGCGATCCTGTTGTTGAATAAACAAAAGGTAAACCATTTGCTCCAGAATCAAAACCATGTGTTGGTACTACTGCATCACCGTTTTGATAAGAAGTGATAGTTAAAGTATATTCTGTTGCGTTAGCAGGTTCAGTTCTAATTCTAATTTGTCCTGCTGTTCCACTTCCACCAGATGATTTTAAATAATTTCTATCTGCGTATTTTTTATTAATTACAAGATCATCTAAAGTGATGTTAGTGCCATGCACTGCATTGTAATCAATAACACTTTGTTGTTCAATTCCGACATTTGCAATAGCAAAACCATTTGCATTTAAAGGTCCACCCAGTCCTGGATTATTATCACTTGAAACGTCACCACCTGTGTTTGTGATTGTAATATTATTTTGATTTGAAGTGTCTATTGCAATACCAGGTCCACCTTGAATTGTTTTCATCAAGATTTGTGTACCATCTGCGTTTGAAGACGCTACCTTATTTGAACCTAGTGTGTCAGGAGTGTCTGATAAAGTTGTAAAACTTATCTGTCCACCTTGACCGAATACAGCATATAATTCTGTAAAGTTTTCGTTGGACTTTCTAAAGGCGTCTCTGATACTATCGCCTGTACCGTCGTTCCCCTCTATACCAACATTAATAATCTGTTTTGCCATTACACCCTCATATCAAAGTTTACGCTCTCACCACAACCACATTCGCTTTTTGTGTTTGGATTTTTAATATCAAAATGAGAACCAAAAACTTCTTCTACGTAATCTAATTCTGTACCAAACAAATAAAATGCACTTGATGGATCTATCACAAGATTGCCTTCATTACACTTTATTACTTCATCTTCTTTAGACACTTCTGACTGTTCTGCAAATCCCCAATCATAACTGAATCCTGCACACCCGCCACCTTTAAGACCTAGTCTAACAGCATATTTGCTGTTTTTAGCACAAAGTTCTTGCACCTTTTCTTTAGCCTTATCTGTAACTGTCATCACTGTCATATCGTATACCTATATTTATTTATTGTGTAATTTATTAATCCTAATGTAAATAAATGTATGTTCCTAAAAGAATTAAAAGAAGTATCACAAACCACTAGAACCAGCAAATTGGGTAAAAAACACGTCTGTAAAAGAACTAGAACCTTATATTTGTTCATTTGTGATGTGTGTGAAAATCAATTTACAAGGCCCAAAGGACAAATCCAGGAAAAAAGAGTAAGCAATTACTATAAACACGTTTGTAATAGTTGTGATCCTAAAAGATTTGCTCAAGAACAAGGCGCCCGTCAAAGAAAAATCTTTAATATGGACGCCTCTAGTTTGAAAAAAATTAACGAATTATAAATTATTCAGATTTCCAAATTGTCCATGCACCGTAGGCAATTGCTCCATACGCCACAATACTTGCTATTGGTTTGAAAATCAAGAAACAAATTCCTGCTAATATTAAAAGAGCACCATCTAATGTTGTTCTTTCTTTAATTCTAGCCTGAATCCATTTTTGTGCTTTAGTAATCATCGTTTTCCTCCTATGACTCTAGTCTTTGATTTATTACGTCCCAGTTGATAATTCTCATCATACCATCCATGTATTTCTTTTTGGCATCTTTTGCAGGAACGTAATCCATAAAAGAATGTTCCCACA